ATATTTAGCTTGTAACTTTCTTGCTGACCTTCTGATTGTTGAAGTGGTAGACCTATTGTTGGTATCAAGCATGAAAGGTGCTTTTTCAATAGTATTGGCCGCTGTGTTGATCATCAAAAGATCATCACTGTTTGGGGTAATATTTCCAGTTAGGACTTTTTTTAATTCAACCCCGCCGATACCACTAATCATTCTTTGCATAATTTGCTTCCCCTTCATTTCGATAGAAACAAATAGGACAGGCAAACCTTGATTAATAAACATATCGGCAGCCAAGTTCTGAGCAAACGTTGTCTTACCCATTGAAGGGCGTGCACCAATGATAACCAAATCCCCTTTCCCAACTTCCCCTAACTTATGATCAAGGGCGGTAAAACCTGTTCTAATTCCACCATCAAATGGAACTTGGCTATGAAGCGCCTCGTGTCGTGCCAAGAACTCTCCTATAGCTTCTTTTGTGAATTCATGAGCATGTTTTAAGTAGTCATCACTAGCACTATGACTCATGTTTTGTAACAGTGACTGTGCCTTATTGATGGCAGAATCAGAACTATGCCCAACCATATCAATTGACAGCGTAGTAATGGCCTTTCCTATTTCATTTAGCTTTCTACGTGCTGATAAGTCCTTAAGTGTTTTTACGTGTGTGCCTAAGATTGATACTTGAGGAACACGGCTCATCAAATTGACTATGAAGGATTCATCAATCACTCTTGATTCATTAGCATTGGCGCGGATTTGTTGCCAAATAGTGATCTCGTCAAAAGCATCACCAATTAAATATTGAGCACGAATGTGTTTAAAAATGACTTGGTGTTGTGATGCATAAAAATCTTCTGCTTCAAGCTGCTCAATAAAATCATCCATACCCTGATTGAATGACATGAATGCAGAAAGAACATATTGCTCTACTGGGATTGAATATAGCTCGATCATGCATTAACCCCTTTGAACTGTCTTCTTACCCCTTTGAATTGAGTAGGTTGTTGCTCAATAATCGGACCATTGTTTACTTGTGTTGCTGGTTGAGCTTGGATCTTTGAAATCCAATAATCATTTTCCCAATGCTTTTTGTTTAACCATGAAGTAGGCGATGGAATAAACTCACCATCTTGTTTTGTCCATTGTTCATCAATTTTTTGCAGTTCTAAAATTGAAATCACTGTGTCAAGTTCAAATGCCTTTTCGTACTTTTCAAAAGTTTTGGCAGTGCCAGACTTGTCTGATTTTCGTTTACATGATGGATATGTAGACCAGAACTTCTCAAAATTTTCTGAGAATTTTTTAGAGTCTTTTTTGCTGCCCGAATCTATTCTTTTGATAGTTTCTTTTGATAGTTTCTTTTGTGTGTTAAATTTTTTAACTAGTAGCAGTAAAGATTTTTTACTAGTTTGGTTAAATTTTTTAACTAGTAAAGATTTTTTACTTGGGAAATTTAGTAGTATTCCATCAATTGAAAAACTCAAATTTAATTCATATTCATTGCCAAATTTTGTGCATCGAGTTTTGCGTATTAAGCGCAATTTCACTAACTCTTCAATTGCCTTAACAACTGTTGGACGACTTTTGCCAGTAATTTTTTCAAACTGACTAATTGAAATAGCATCACGTGATTGATCCCATCCTTTAGTTTTCCGGATAAGAACCACATACAATTTAAAAGCAGAGTCACTTAATTGAGAAGCAAGCTCATCAACAACAACATTAGGCACCTGTGTATAATTCGGCGCAATTATATTACTCATGAACTCCCCCTTTTGAATTCTGCATAGGCTTCATTGATTTCTTCGATGTAAAATTCATCAGTTGATTCGTCATAAAGCTTTCTAAGATCGCCGTATTCACGCGTGTATTTAGCACCCTCATAAAACCCATCCTCATACTGCTTGATGAATTGCAGAGCTGTCTGATTCATAGGGAATATGCTCCTCTGGATAGGCGATAAATACGCACACTGGGGATATTGCACAGATTGAATTTTGTGCTAGTATTTGCTCATTCATTTTGGTTCGCTCCAAATACGATACTTAAACCGTCATCTGTTCCAGCAGATGGCGGTTTTTAATTGTGAATCCAAATAACAATTTGCGGTCAGCTTTTACGCGCCCACCTGTCAGCAACTCAAAAATAGCCTGTACACCAATTGGTATGCCGCCATCATCCCACTGCTTAATTGTGGTTCTGCCTTTTCTAAGCCTTTTGGCTAATTGATAGTTGTTTTCGACTCCGTAAAACTTCTTAAGGTCATCCACAGTCATAAATAGTCCCATTAATATGAACTGATTTGTTCGTATATTAGAACTATAAAGACTTGCAATTGTCAATACACATGTTCATAATTGCGAACATCAACTAAGGGGTGAGGGCTTAAGTGTGAGCCAAGTTTCTGAGCGTATACGCAAACGAATGGACGAATTAAATTTGAGACATGCTGATTTAATGAGAGGAACAGGCGCTGGTAAAGCGACCATTTCGAGTTGGATCAAGGGAGCGGTAAACCCTAGTGCTACTTATATTGATTCACTAGCACAAGTATTAAAAACCACTCCAACATGGTTGCTTACAGGTCAATTGAATGACACTGCCAGCAATATGGATAATAATGTTGATATTAATTCGATGGCTTCAGTTATTTACGCACCGGTTTTATCTTGGGTGCAGGCTGGGAATTGGACAGATATGGATGCAGTAAATATTCAAGAATGCGAGAAAATGCCACTTGTACCGGGTGCAGGTAAGCGAAGTTTTTATCTTGAAGTTAAAGGGTTAAGTAATGCGCCCTACTTTGAGGAAGGGGAAAAGATTTGTATTGATCCAGACTATGTACTTGAAGATATACAGACTGGAGAAATGGTTGTTGTTAGATGTGGCAATGAAGCAACTTTCAAAGCATTGGTTGCTGAACCAAATGGCTACTACTTAAAACCATTAAATCCCAATTGGAGTGAACAAATTATCCCGCTAAAAGAGGATTGTATTCTAGTGGGGAAATATGTTGGATCATTTAAACCTGCTAAGAAATTTAATTTCCTAACATAAAAACACAGATGCGAACAAAAGGCCCACATTTGGGCCTTTTTTTATTTCTAAATGTTTTTATAGTTCATATATTTATACCAAAATAGGAATATTTTTAAGAACAAAGTATTGACTTATCTGTTCGTATATTAGAACATTAAAAACAACAAAAAGACCGATGCATTTAGGATGCTCAGTCAGTTTGTAAAGTATTTCTAACTCAATTTTTCCTGTGAGTCTTGGCGGATATACAGGAGAACTAAGGTGCACATATTATGAACCAAATCACAAATCTTAGTCAACAAAAACCTAATCTTAACGATTTTCGGAATCTTGCTTTTGAGGTTTCTTGTCATCTAGATCAATTGGCGGCTTTTATGCTCCAAGCATCGAGTATTGAAGAATATGAAGATGAAATTAAAGCCAAGTACATGGCCCAAGCGGTTTCCAAAACCAGCTTAATACTTTTCCAAAAAACTTTATCGGTTCTTGAAGAAATGGAATCTGTATTTAAAAGCCAACAATTAGTTGAGTTTAGAAACAACCTTGTTTGTGTTGAAGGTGCTGTTTTGGCAATTTCTGAAACCGATCTCACTTCAAAACATCAGTGCAACTACTTTTATGGTGTATTCAACGTCATAAAAGAGCTTGAAAAAGATATTAATGACATTGACCTAGAAGCAGAAGAGGCTGGTAAGGAGAAGTCAAATGGGTAATTTAAAAGTTGACTTGATCGACCTGTTTGATGCGGTTTGCTTAGCAAAAAATGACCTTGATTGGACTTTATACACTCTTCAGGAAATCAAAGATAAAGTCAAAGCTTTGAAGGAAGAGGCTGCTAAACATGGTATGCATGAGGCTTATTTTCATAGTTTAGAGCAATTCACTGGAATTCTTGAGTACACAATGACACTCCGCGCCAACTACTGGGAAGATAAGGAAATGCGTATTCAAAAACAATTAGACGATAAAGGGGAATAATCATGCGTACTAGTTCACAACTTTTTCCAGAAAACAAAATCGTGACTGTGGATGATCTTGTTACAGCGCGTAGCGAAGCGAAAAATGATATGGGCGATATAAACGCCCTACTCTCTGCAATTGAGCTAAGTCTTGTTGAAAAACTAAAGGATCACAACTTAAGTAAGTTTGCCTTTGATAAAACCTTTCGCTTGATTGATATTGCCAAAACACATGCAGATCTATCTCAGGATTATCACAACGGTGAACTTGCTCGATTAACTGGTGGTCAATACCAACTTGATGAGCTGAAAAATAATATTACACACCTAGAGGTCGTCCCAGAGACGCAAGAAATCAACACAAATCATTTAGCTCCTGCGAATGCAGCCATCTCTAAAACACTTACGGAAGGTTTTAAAAATGACGGACGGCGTTAATTACGCCGACCTCTCTAGGGAGGTTCTTTTTAAGGCGTTTTTATTGTGGCTTACAAAGATTGGGTATCGCGGAATTGTTAGACCATGTGGGCGTATGGAGTTTTATTGCGCCACGGTAAGCAAACTTTTTCCTAGAAACGTACACATCATGTATGACGGGAAAATGAATAAAGCAGCTACCCAACTTTATAAAGAATTTGAAAATCATTTAAAGGCGTGATCATGAGTAATGTAATTCGCTTTAGACGAAACGGGCTTGCACACAAGATCAGCCTGCAAGATGTGAAACAAAGATTAATCAATCCAAGTAAGGATGTTGAACTAAAGAAAGCAGATCAAATACTTGGAATTGATTTTGAAAGCTTGCCATATGATGAGCTTTTAAAGTTGGCTAGAGCTGGAGCTATAGACCTTATAGAAACAGATGCTCGCTATAAGAAAACCAATAGTGCAACAAAACAGATCCTTCACTTACTTGGTGGTTTCTTGGATCGCCGATCTAAAGAGGAATGGAAGAAGTATAACGACTCCATGACTCTAGATTCAGAAGCAGCAGCAAAGGCGCGTGCATTTGAAGAAGCTAAAGACGTATTGCCAGAAATTGCTGGAACCACATTCGCAACCGTATTTGCAAAATAGGAATTAGACATGAAAAAGAATATTACTCGTGAAAATGTAAACTCATTTGAAAGCAATGTTGAGGATGTGGTTGCCTATCTGACAGATCTATTAACTACTGGTGAAGAGCCAACTGTTTTTGAAACTTTTGCAATGGGATGGCTTGGCACTATCAGCCCACGCTTTGAAAAGTTATTTAATGAGGCAAAAATTACTCACACAAAACGCCCAACATTCCCTGCTGAATTCTCGGCAGAAATGGAAAAGTATGAGGCACTCGTTAAAACCACAGGTGAGGACTCAGAAGAGGCCAGAAATCAATTTATGAAAGCAATGCTCTTAGCTCCTGACTGGTTTAACGACATGGCAAGAGATATAGCAAATGAAATGGGGTTAATACCTAAAGAGGCGTTTTGTCTAGAAGACGGGACAAAGGTATTTACGCCTGAGCAGGTAGCAGAGCATTTAGGTGTGCCAGTTGATGAGGTTATCAATCAAATTGAAAAATTGAGAGCCATTCAAACTGATCTAGATAAGATTGTAGCTGAGAGTTTTGCAGTTGTTCCGGCTGATCTTTATAAGATTCATTGAGGTGTAGCATGACTAAACATGGAAATAATTTTGAGCGTGCAGCTTTTGACGATTGGCACTTTAAAGACTGGAACGACAACTGTGGAAATGAGCTAGATGATGTGGAAGCAAGACACTTATATAACCGTGTCTATAGCAGTCCAGCAAATAGTAGAGAACGTGAACGTAGTTTTATTGCTTGGCAAGCAGCTACAGAACGGGCAAACAAGAAGCTTGAAGGCTGCATATTGGTACCAAGAACTAGAAAAGTTGTAGTGGCAATTGAAAAAATAGTTCAGCAGCAATGTGATGCCAGTGGAGTACAGGAACCGCTTCACAGATTGGATGGGTGGAGAATTTTGGAGGAAATTGCAGAAAAGGTTGAGGAGATTAAGTAATGAACAATGTATCTGTTTTTAACTTCAATCAAAAAGAAGTTCGCACCATCGTAAAAAAGGATGGTGAAATTTGGTTTGTTCTTTCTGATGTTTGTAATGTTTTAGAGATTGGTAATGTTAGCATGGCTGCCAGTAGATTGGATGCTGAAGAAATTACCCTCAGTACTATTGAGGGTAGCCATAGGCCTACTAATTTAGTCAATGAATCTGGTCTTTATTCTTTAGTTCTAACAAGTCGTAAACCTGAAGCTAAGCAATTTAAGAAATGGGTTACTTCTGATGTATTACCAAGTATTCGTAAAAATGGTGGCTATATTTCAGGTCAGGAAAACGATGATCCCGAAATCATAATGGCTAAGGCATTACAGGTAGCTAATAATGTGATTCTTCGCAAGACTCAAGAATTACAACAAGCTCAGGCTGAACGTGACCATGCTATTACAACCAAAGCGGAAATTGGTAGTCGCCGAGAGGCTACAGCTATGGCAACCGCATCTAAATTCAAGCGTGAAAATGAAGACCTTAAGCAGAAATTAGGTGAATCCATTTCTTTCGCTGCGGTGGCCTCAATCAACACAAAACTCAAAACTAACTTTGGAAATAAAGAAGGTCGCCTACTCTCTAAATATAGTCGTGAGCACCATTTAGAAATTAAAAAAGCGACTGTACAGGGTCAACGCTTCTCCGAAGTAAATTCATATCACCGAGATGCTTGGCTTGCAATTTTTAACATTGATTTAACCTCAGTTTTTGGAGCGTAACTATGAAACAGCCATCTAAACTTATGTGTCAACTAGGTTCATTATCTCGTGGACTGGATAAAGAAAATTCAGAGTTCGAGCCAAAATCACGCGATAAGCTCGCTTTGAAACTGAGAAAGGTTGTAAATAGCGCCCAAAAACTCGAAGCACAGGAGTTTGATTTGTTCTGTCGTATTAATGGGGCAAGGGATATTGTTTTGGATCTTATGGATGGCTTAGGCCTCAAGAAAGGCGCTGAGATTGAAAAGCAATTAATTCTTATTCTTGATGCATTGGATGGTGTGGAATGACAGAAGTTAAATTTGTTTCTATGCCTGCATCCGAATTGGCTCAGGTCATCGAAAAGGCGTGTGAGAATGCAGTAACTAAAGTTTTAGCAGCCCAAGGCGATGAGCTGCTAACCATATCAGAACTTCAAAAAAGGATACCCGGCTTATCTTGGCATATATTTGACAAGCTTCGGAAGAAACATAAATTAAAAGATATAAGAGGCAAATACTCTCTTACGGCTGTGAAAGCCTTGCTGCAATCTGACTAGACGTTGGATTGTAGTAAACCATGGCGCGCTTAGGGTCCGTCCAACCAAACATTTTACATAGATCAAGCAAAGGCAACTTTGGCGCAATGCGAGTTGCAGCAGTATGGCGGGTATCGTGAAATGTAAAATCGTAGAGTCCGGCTTTTATTCGCGCCTTCATAAAATCTGCACTAGCATATTTAGGTTCATAGCTGAATACTCGACCTGATTTTTTAACCCCAATACCTATAAAAATATCCACAGCGATAACGTTTAAAGGCACTTCTCTTGGTCTGCCGTTTTTAGTCGTTTTCAATACTAAGTATTGTTTATCTAAAAATATCCGTTCCCATTCTAATAAACAGATTTCACTTAATCTCATTCCTGTTTCGAGTGCGATTAGAAATATGCTTTTCAACTCATCATTTAAGAAAGGTAATAGGGTTTCTATTTCAAAATCAGAAATGACTTTCTCCCGATGGTTACTTGCTTTCGGCAACTTTACGCCATCCATAGGAGACGAAGATAACCAAAGTTTTTTATCAATACACCAACTAAACATCCCTGAAAGCATAAGAAGTTCACGCCTAACAGTAGCAGGCACTACCGATTCAAGTCGATATTCTCTGAAATTTACAAGAAACTCTTTATTAACTTCCGATAAAGAAACATCAACATTCATTATTTTAATGAACTGATTTAATCGAGTTACTTCTTTAACGCCCCCTTTCTTATGGATACTGACGGTATCTCTATACTCTTCGATTGCTTGTCTCAAAGTTATGTGAGTAAAAATTTTTTCTTTTTCATTTTTGAGTTGTAATTCAGTCTCATCCGCCCACGCTTTCGCTTCTTTTTTAGTATTGAATGTTTTGCTTTTAGCCGGATGTGGTTTAATTCTTACAGTTGCTGTTATTCGTCCGTTACGTTTTTGAAAGGTTGCCAT